TGCCGGATCAGTTGCATGGACTAACGTAAGTTCCCGCCCTACTGCTTTGTCCCAATTTAGTAATGACTTAGGAAATTACGGAGGATGGGCTTCTTCTTCACATACACATGATGACAGATACTATACTGAGACTGAAATTAATAATTTTTCATATTTTAGAGATAACGAAGATCGAACTCTGCGTGTTCTAAGATTTACTGGAGTCGGTGGAGATTCTGGTAACTCTAGCAATCACTCATATGCAATTTACCAAGGCGGCGGAGGATGGAGCCACCCTTACCCAGATCTACATATAGGATATCACACTGGAATTAAGATCGGAGCAAATACTGGATATGGTGGAACTAGATTCTATGATGATTCTACTATGGTAACTGAATTATTTTCAGTCGGCAATGGAGATTCACACGTTAGAGCTGCTAATAATTTATATGCCGGAGCTCTTTTTGATGCTGGTTCTCGTGTAGCTATTTCAAGAGGAGAAGGCCGAAATTATGTTGATTACTCTAGATACGTTTATAATAATGGAGCATATTCAGGAAGTGGTTGGATTGAACCTTCTGATCTTGGTGTAAGATATGCAAATACTAGTGGTTCTATATCAGGCTTTAATAATCCAACTACAGCTGCTACTGCTAATACAATAGTATATAGAGATAGCGCCGGAGACATATATGGTCGTTATGTATTTGGAAGTTACCATAATAGTAGTGATAACATAGATACAGGAACTATAACTTACATCATGGCTAAGTTTGGTGATAACTATCACCGTTCTGCAACTGCTGCTAAAGTACAGTCATTCTTAGGACTTGGTTCGTTGGCATATAGCTCAGCTACTATACCTACTAATAATAATCAGCTTACAAATGGCGCAGGTTATATTACGGGAGTAACTAATATTTCAGGTTCGTCTGGATCTTCTAACGCAGTAAATAACACTGGTTGGGGTAATGGTAACTTTACATGGTACCAAACTCCAGGAGGATTGTCTCCATATGCAGGCAGTTGGGCAAGCTTCTTAATAAGTAATCATGGAGACGGATCTAACTATTACAACCAAACTATTATTATGCCTTTCTGGGGAGCACCTCAATATAGTAGAAGAGAAGGTGGTGCAAATAGAGGTCCTTGGACTTTCTGGACTACAGAAAATCTAGATCCAAATAGTCTTAGTGGAAATCTTTCTGTTTCTGGCTCAATCACAGCCGGTTCAGATATTACAGCATATTCAGATATTAGACTTAAGTCTAATATTAAAACAATTGAAAACGCTCTAGATAAAACCCTAGCTCTAAGAGGAGTTTCGTATAACCGAAATGATTCTGGCGATACTAAAACTAAGATTGGAGTTATTGCACAAGAAACACTAGAGGTTATACCTGAAGTTGTAAGTCAAGACTCAAATGGAATGTATAGTGTAGCATATAGTAATATAACGGCTTTACTTATCGAAGCAATCAAAGAACAACAGGCGCAAATAGAAGAACTTAAAACTGAAGTTAAAAAATTAAGAGGAGAATAATATGGCAATCGGAACTGGTTCAGTTTCCATGATGGGAATTAACTTAGAATTAGGAAGAAGCTCAACTGCAACTATTTCTCTAAATACAGCAGAAGATGGAGGGTATGGCGCAATTAACCAGTGCTCCCCAAGCAGACCTAGCTCAACTAACCCAGCTTCAATGTCTGAGTGGAGAAGTTATAATCACACGTTTGCTTGCTGCAATGCTCCTAGTATTTCCAGTAATTCAGTTACATCAAGTTCAATTACAATTAATGTTAGCTATTCAAACTGTACAACCATGCACGTTGAATCTAGTGCAAACGACGGTTCGACCTGGAGCACAGATTCTGGAGGCTGCTCAGCAACCAGAACTATTAGCGGACTTGCCTCAAGCATGACCTATTTAATAAGAGTGCGAATAACCTGTACCTCAACCGGCGGTTATTCGGGTTATTCAAATATTTTAACGATTACGACCAGCGCAGGCTGCCCAGCGAATGGTACCTACTTAAGTCAATTTTGTTCAGGGTGTACTCTTTATTATCGATATGCAAACGGTAGCTGTGGAACCTATGATACAAGCCAAGGTTGTACAACTGCATGCGGCGGCTGTTGCTGTTCGCCAGCAAATGGCACCTATTTAAGTCAATACTGTTCAGGATTTGATCTTTATCGTACCTATTCGAATGGTTGTAATGGAACCTATTCTTCTCTATATGAAAGCAATTCTACAACATGTGGATATCAACCTCCTGCTGATAACTGTTATAATTTCTTTTCAGATGGTAGTGGATATTGGGAAGGTCAAGACTGTTTAGATAATCGTGTCTCTGGGTATTCGTGTTGTTATGGAGAACTTGTTTTCTGTGGAATATCTCAAGCATATGGAGCATATGGAGATCTTAATCAAATATGTGGAACATTCTGCCCTACTCCAGATATGCCAATCTTAATTAATCCTAATACTTGGGTGACCGCTGGAGAGCTTACTATTGGAGATTATGTTTACACTAAACACGAAACAACTGGTGAATGGGGATCATACAAGGTGACCGCAGTTAATCCTGGAACTAATATTGTTAGCCGTACTGTAATTGGAGGCCAAGAACTTAAAGTATCAAGTAATCACAAATTTTTAACCGAAAGTATGGGCTTTGTTGCACTATCCGAACTATGGATAGGTGCTAAAGTACAAACAGTAAATGGACTTGCCGAAATTGAATCGATTGAATCAATTGGAGAAATGGAAGTAGTTCAAATTGAAGTTGACCAAGCTCACACCTATGTTATCGGTGAAGTTGTATCACATAATAGAAAAATGGGAGGATTCGAATAATGCAAAACTTACAAACATATCAAATCGAAGATGCTGTCTATGAATTAGACACATACTACAACATTGGAGCAGTTTCCAGATTTAAAATCGTTGGAATAGTTGATGTAAACTCAACTATATTCTTTATTTGTGAACGTGAAAACGGCCCAATTCATATTGGTGCCCCAGAGTATGGAATCTATACTCATACCTTTATGTACTATGCTCTCTTATTTCACAATAAAGCAAAAAATGCAGCGACTCAACCTTAATCTATGGCACTACACTATAATCCAAGAATAACTACCCGAAATTTACTCCTAGCCCTGGATGCAGGTGACGTTAATAGTTACCCTGGATCTGGCGCAATTTGGTCTGATATTAGCGGTAATGGATTCTATGCAGATATTTATGGCAGCCCAGTTAATACTACACTAGGCGGTGCAAAGTGTTTTAATCTAGATGAGGTCGGCGACCGGTTTGTAATTAGATTTGGTACGGCCCAATACATGAATTCACTTACACTAGAGGCTTGGATTTATCCAGCTGCTTCTGAATTAAGTGGAGGAGACCGTGGTTGTATCTTTCAAGGCTATGCTTATCTAAGTTGGAATAAAGGAAATCAACAATTAAGTAATTATTGGTATGCAACCACTAACCAAGGATATCACGAACCTGGCGTAACCATGGCCAGACAAGCGTGGCACCACCTTGCGTCGGTCTGGGATAGAGGCACAAATACACTAAAACAATATGTAAACGGCACTCTAGTTAATACTGTTGCAACTTATGCAGCGGCTGGTTATATCTATAGTGACTGTAATGTTGGATGGGAAGGCGACGGTCGTCAATTTGCTGGCGGAATCTCTGCGATAAGGGTTTATAATAGCGCCTTATCTGGCGAAGAAGTTTTAGCAAACTATAATGCACAAAAAAATAGACACGGTCGATGAAATACGTAGAAACCGGAATTGACTTAGCTGGCACTCCATGCTGGTTTGTTCTAGAAGGCGCGGACTTAATTGGTATTTACTATTCTGAAGCCGAGGCAAACTCTGCCACACAGCAATAATTATGTCAATTAAAAGCGGATTAGATTATAACGAAAGCGGCTTAATTTTTGCGTTTGATACAAATGACAAAAATACGTCATACTTAGGGGCGCCTACTACAAATTTAGCATATTCAGTAAACACTTCGCTAAATTCCAACTCAAACTGGTGGGTAAATGGCGGAAGTACTAATTTTAATGATAATGACACATCGATTGCTAAACCCGTAATTGCAAATGTCGATACATCTGGGCTTAAAGTTTTTAGTTCAACTGTTACTGGCGGTGGAAGCAATCAGCAATTAGGCAGTTCAATTGTTCCAGTAAGCCCAAGTACAATATATAGTTTTTCAATTTATTTTTATTTTACTGGAACAACCCTTGCAGTTGCGCCTTATGTTAGAACTGCAGTTAATAATGATTCGCTTGGCTCATTTGCCTATAATGGAGATACTAATTACCTAAATTGGCCCAGACATAAGTGGATTAGACTGTCGGCTACTGTAACAACCCAAGCTAATGAAAATGGCCTCTATATGAGCAGTTATACTGGAGACTTTGTTGGAGAAAAACTCGCATATTTTGGTTATCAAGTTGAACAAAAAGGATTTTCAACGCCGCTTGTACTTGGATCAAGAAGCATAACCGGCGGTTTACTTGATGTAACTGGCACAGGTCAAATTGATTTAACCCGAGCAGGTTATCTTAACGATGGCACAATCTATTTAGATGGCACAAATAATTGGTTAACAGTAAGCGGTATTTCTGCCGCAAAGTTATCACAAAATCAAACTCTAGTTGCATGGTTTGAGTGGTATGGCGATACGGGTGCTCCACATAGAACTTTAATTTGCACGTCGCCTGATTATAGAGCTGGCCTTAAGTTAATGAGTTATTATCATGGTGGAATTGCGGCTTGGGTTGCAAATAATAATGGAACTAGTGAATATCTTCTAGGTGGAGGCGGCACGCCGACTGGCTGGAATATGCTAGCCTGTACACGATCAACTGATGGTATACTTAAACTATATTTAAACGGCTCGCAAGTTGCTAGTGTAAATACCGGATTTTATGGCGGAACCTACTTAGGATCTGAACCAATGATTGGCGGAGAATACCACTCTAAATATCTTGGAGAAATTCCAATGGCTTTAGCATATAATCGAGTTCTAGCTCAACCTGAGATATTAGAAATTTATAACAGAACCCGAATCAGATATGAAAATAGAGGATGCTACCTCTGTTAAAATAATTTAAGATATGCCAAGTCGTAAAGGATATAATGGACAGGTTTCAACTGGATTAATATTTGCGTTTGATGTTGCAGATTTTTTTAATAGTTATAAGGGCGAGCCTGCTGTAAATACTATACCCTCTCCTCAAGTAAACAGTTATCCAACTTTTGGTAACGGTTGGGCCTCCTATAATACAAATAAGTATTGTGGAAATAATGGCTGCGCAGTACATTGGGATATTCCAGCTATATCAAGCGTTTCTGGTAATATTATTACAACGGCCGGTTCCCATGGAATTTATTCGTTTGATGTTATTACTCCTCAAACAACAGGAGGTGGGGTAACAGCTGGCGTTAATTACTTTGCTAAGAAAATTTCAAACACTCAATTTAGCTTACATGAATATAATGGCTCACAAGGCGGGGATCAAGGTTATATTAATCCTGCAACAAGAGGACACAAAGTGCACGATTCATTTTGGTTAGATCAGCGGGTTTCAGTAAATTCTAGCGGGTTTCCGACTAAGTGGTGGGGTCCTCCACATCTACCCAACTCAGGATTAGTAAAAGAAATTATAGTTGGAGGATTTGATCTTTATCCTTCTCAAAAAACTGATTGCATGCGATTACATGCACACCGTCCAGAGAGTGCAGACGGTATGTCATATGGACCAGATGCAGTCGTTGTTCCTGGACAGGTTCATACCTATTCATTTTGGACAAGGGCACTAAACAAGCAAACAGCTAATGCATATGGTTCTATGTCAAATTATAATTATGGCAGCGTTAGCCCAACGAGTTGGGGTCACGGTTATACACATGGCCCGCTTGGAGTGTGGACACGACAATCATTTCAGTTTACTCCAATTAATGAAAATGTAATTTCATATTTTTGGCCAAGCGCACTAGACAAATATGATTTAGCAAATATTCAGGTTGAAAAAAATACTCACCCCACACCATTTGTTGCAGGTACTCGAAGTTCAACCCAATCTTTGCTTACTGTTGCTGGATCTGCCATACTTGATGTAGCAAACGTTTCATTTGATTCAGCGGGTGCCCTTACCTTTGACGGAACAAATGACTATATACCATTATCAACAAATTTACAATCTGGATTTACTCGAGCAACTTACGAATTTATTTGTAAGCCGACTTCTTTACCAAGTTCTTATAATCAGCTTTATATTCAAGAAGCAAGTACTTGGATTGCACTATACAATTATGGAGGTCAAACTTTTTTTGGAATAGACCTACACAATGGATCAAATTGGTTTGATGGAAATGGCGGCAATACGACTGGAGCCAGAACAACCTCTACTATTACAGCAAATACATATTACCATGTATTATATAGTTGGAATGGATCGACAGTTAGCGTTTACCTAAATGGAAACCTAGAAGCAACCGTTTCAACTGGTTCAGTTAATACACTATCTTCTGGTACAACCCATCGTGGTATAGGTTCCAGATACTCAGGTGGTGGGCATAATTGGGCAGGTTTAATCGATGTTGTTAAATTTTATAATAGAGCCCTAACTGCGGCTGAGGTATCTCAAAACTTTAAAGCATACAAAAAAAGATTTAATTTATAATGCAAACCCCATTTGAAAACAGAAGATGGTTAATAATTCCATCTGCCCTAGTCGAATCTATCAATTTCGATCAGGTTTTAGAATTTAATCAAGAGTCCCTACGATATTCCCTAGATGGAACCAAAACATTTGTTAAATATGAAATTCAAGTAGTTGAAGAAGATATTGTAACAACAATGTTAAATCCTGAATCTATGGAAGAATCAACTTTTACGACCTTAGCTGGAACCTATGGCAGGCCTTCGGTTTGGAGTGACTCTTATCCAGAATTAACTCATTCGGAAATCCTTGCTCTTCTTGCAACTGAGGAGTGGTCTTCTCCAATTGAAGCTAATTGGCCTCAATAATTTTTTAAGCCAAATAAATATCTTATATGGCTTTACACTTCTCACCTAAAATTATTACAACCGGCTTAGTATTGGCGCTAGATGCAGCTGATACTAACTCATATCCGGGCAGCGGCTCTACTTGGTATGATTTAGCCGGCGGCAACCATCATGGTACCTTGTATAATGGAATTAGCTATACAACAATCAATGGTGTTAAGGCATTAACCCTAGACGGCACTAACAATTGGATTGGAAACTCTACATTAACTGGAGGACTTTCTAGCTTTACATTAGAGCTAATGTTTTATCATAATGGATTAGATCAAGGCGGATCATATGGAATTATATCAATGGGAACTAATGGAAATTACGGCCCTATGTTTTATTGTCATACAAGCTGTATGGGCTCTCACTACTTTCCCGGTAGTCCAAGCGGAGATTATCCAGGCGGCATGGGAAGTTGGGTTAATAATACTTGGAACATTTTTACTTGGGTATTTACCGATACCGTACCTAATAGTAGCATAGGAAGTTTAAATACCTATGTAAATGGAATTCGGGTAGATGGAACCTCTAATTTTAATTTTCACAATGGCGGTATGGGAAGAGGATCGAATGGCTATGGCTTAGGCACTTATGCAAATGGCGGAGCTCCATACAAAGGATCGTTCTCTCAATTTAGAGTGTACAACCGAGCCCTATCAGCTCAAGAAGTCCTTCAAAACTTTAACGTACAGAAAACAAGATACGGATTATAATATGGCAATACAATACGGATTTGGTGCATCAGTTTCAAGCGGGTTAATTTTTGCATACGACACAATAGATACATTTAACTCTTACTTAGGGGAGCCTACTACAAATCACATTTATCATCAAAATGCTAGATTAGATGGGTCATACGAATCATATATGCCAGAATCTGGCACAGGTAATATAGCAGCCAATCATCCAGACGCAATTCGAGTTTTTAATACAAACGGTGGAGATATTTCATATTACCTAAACACTGGTATCAATACTGAAAACTCAGGAGTTGAGTGGTATAATGCTAGACATGCTTATTGGATATTTGATACCATTATACAGCGGCCTGTCGTGAGAATGTATAATGAAACGGGCGTTTGGCAAGCTAAATATTTTGGGACAGGCTTAGCGTCACTAAATAGCATAGGCGCTACGGCTGGTACACAATACACAGTATCTTGGTTACAGTACGTTGAGAATTTGGATAGAGCCGCTCATGTTGGGATCTATTCTTATAGTCCTACTCGTGGTTATAATGATTTTCACGATGGCTTACAAAATGGATATAATACAGAGGTTAATACTTGGCAAAGGGTATCTATCACATTTACAGCAACTAATAATGGCCAGTTAGACAGTGGACCATCCATGTATTTTTATGGACATGCAGTTGGCGCTGGCGAATTGCGTATAGCAGACGTTCAATTAGAAGTAAAACCACATGCTACTCAATATAGCTCAGCCTATACTCGGTCTGCAACTCAAGGTCTTTTACCATTAGCAGGAAATTCAACAATTAATATATCAACTGTTTCTTTTGATGCAAATGCTCAAATAACATTTGATGGTACTGATGATACGATACCAATAGGAACAGTTGGAGGTTATTCCAATAATATTACATGCGAATCAGTTTTTAGAACAACTAGCGGAGCCAGTTGGAAAAATATGATAAGCGGAGGCTGTGGGGATATACTTTTTACGGTTAACGGAAACTTGCTAAATTTTGGAGCACAGTGTAGCTCGCCAATTCCACATGCAAATTACAGCAATACTGTTGTTAATACTGGCGCATGGTTTCATGCAGCTGCCACATACAACGGCACCCTAGTAAAAATTTACATAAACGGAGTTTTAGAAAATACCTATGCCAGAAGTGGAAGCTTTACGCCAGGCGCATTAAGAGTAGGCTCAGCCAGCGGTGGAGCGTCTGAGTTTTTTCAAGGAGATCTACCGCTTTTAAAGGTGTATAACAGAGCTCTATCCCAAGCCGAAGTTACTCAAAACTTTAAGAAGTACCAAACCCGTTTTGGTATTGCTTAGTACTAGATAAATAATAAAAAATATTGTTCACAATGTTAAAAGTAAAAATCGAATCGATTATCGGATTTGGCAAAACTGCAGAATTTGCTACTATTCACTTAATGCACTATGACTTAGCATCAGGCGGATCTTCTGCCACTGTTAATTTATATGAAGCAGATCCTATGCCAGGATCACCAGCTACCCCAGCTGTTCAAATTATGACTAAGCACATTAACTGCACGTCAGAAGATACCTCTACTTGGGGTACTGATGATATGGTATTTGTTGATATTGTATTGGCTAAAGCCGGTCTAGTTAGAGATACTGAGTGGGTTCAACCTGCACCAGCAGCGGCACCTGAGCCAGTTACACCTCCAGCTGAACCAGAATTACCGTAATCTGATTTTTTAATCTTTAAAAGGGGAAAATTTTTTATTCCCCTTTTTTTATGAAATAAAACCTGATACTAAAACTATAGTATAAGAAACAAAAAAGTAACAACTTCATGAAGAACTTAACAGTAAAACTTTTTGAAATCTACTCTCTACAAAGCGAACTTAGCGGCTTGATCAACCAGCAAACTGGAGAGAAGATAAAAACCGGTATCCTAGACGAAGAAATTGGTCTTGTGGCTAAATACTGGATTAATCAATTAAATGACATTGTGTTAGCCGAGGTAAAAACCTTAGATGCACAACGTGAGGAACTGATCAAAAAATACGGCACAGCTGACGACCAAGGTGGAGTTTCTCTACAAATGGTTATCAAGGAAATGGACAAAGACGGTAAAGAGGTTTCTAAAATGAATCCTAAATTTGCTGAATTTAACACCGAATTCAATGGCTTATTAAGTCAAGAAAAGGAATTGTCGTATCATCCAATTAAATTGGAAACACTTAATGATGTAAAAAGTAGTAATAACTACCCTACATTCTTTAAGTTTGTAGAAGCATAATTGCCAACCCTACTACTACTGAGAAAAGGCTGTACGCAAGTGCAGCCTTTTTTGGTTAGCCTAAATAAATAATCTATATGATACTAAGCGCAAGACAAAACGGATTCCTAATTAGTTTCCCAGATACTTTCTTCTCAAAGCAGATAAGTAAGAAATACGAGAAATATTATAATAGCCTTATTATGCCGTATGAGACTATTGAAGATTTCATGGCATCGACTATTCAGTCAGTTACATTTAATGGCTTTACTGTGCCAATGGTAAGTCAAGTAAGACCTCTTGGTAAAATGCAAGAGTTTCATAGTGCAAAGCCAATTGCTGAAATGTTTGAACGTAAATTTACAATCAAATTTAAGCTAAGTGATGCCTACCTAAATTATTTTATCTTTTTAGATAATGCGCTTAACTATTTAGATCAAGGTAACCTAGAACCAACTAATTTACGCAGGTCTCTAAATGGTGTTGGTAAACCATTTGTGCAAGATCCTCAGGGTATTACAATGGATCCAATCCGATTAACTCTCTTAAATAATGAAGGTTATGCAGTTTCGTCGATTGTATTTAATCACCCAATTCTATCGGGCATGACTAATATTTCACTGTCATATAATGAAAATGCGCCAAAATTTAATACGTTTGAAGTATCATTCCAATTCTATAACTTCGATATTGGTCTAGATTTTGGTGAGGGTCTTAACTATATTGGTTAAATGTAAGAATCTAGTGTAACACTAGTTGGCAAAGGTAATCCTTCTTCTTTTAATTTCTCAGTGTAGGCCACTATAATCTCCTGTTTATTTGGATATAGTGGAGACTTTATAAAAAGATCAAAAGTTTTCTTAAAGGTATTCCATTCGCTAAATGGTAGGGGCTGACCGAAAATTGCTTTAGCCATATCTTCGGCTGACTCAGCGATTAATTGACGATCCATAATTTTATAGTTAACCTTTTTCATCTCTTTAACAATCTTATAGAGACCGTCTGGTCTTAACATATAGCCTGTAAATTTAGAAGGGCTAGCTGGATCGCCTTCAATATCTTCCTTTCGCGAATCTAATACAGTAAATAGGAAATAGACACGGTGTTTAGTTGTATCTGGATCCTCTTCAATATTTTTATAGAAAATATCAGTTGCCTCTTTATTTGCAGTTTGAGGTCTTACGAAAATATCAATTTGCACTGGCTCATGACCAGTTGGCGTAAAATTAGTTGACACAATATTAAAACCATAGAATGCTTTTGCATCAATTCCTTGAGCTTTACATAGTTCTACAATTTTAGGAAGTTCCAAATCTGTGTATACCAGGCAATCAATATCGCCTGAAATAGGTTTCTGTTTCCAGCTACCAATCGGTTCACCAGGCTGGCTTCCAAGTATTCCCTGGACTACCTTATCGTTAAACTCTGCAACGATTCTTTGGATATCTTCGCGCTTAACTGAAACTGTTTCAGGAAAGGCATTACCTCCTTCATTAAGGACAAATTTTCGGTATTCTAATAGGTATTTCATCATTCTGTGCCGTCTATCCAAGTTTTACCATCTAATTGACCAGAATCATTATCAACAGTCTTCATTAAGATTTGGTCGATAACATTTCCTCTATACATTTCCGTAGTTTTATCAAAGCTTGGAAAGTAGGTCTCAATTTCAATTTGAAATGTGATAGTTATTTTATTATTGTCAGTGTAAGAAAATTTGTAGGCTTTATCATTTGTTGCCTGATCTGGAAAAACAAATAGAGCAGGGATCCTGATTCCTCTATATTGAAAATACATTACTCGATTACTATAGAAAAGATCAAATAGCTTTTCAGTTGCCTTAAATGTCTTATTAAGATTATCTACAATAATCTTTGCATCAAAGTTTACTTTAAGTGGCAGGGAATAGAGTCTTGCCGAATAGGCTTTACTTTTCTTTGCATCATTTTCATCAAATTCATCGCGTTGAAAGGTTCCTCTAACATACTTATTAACAAGATCAGAAGATTTTACATTAAATGAACTTAAGGTAATAATTCCTCTTGGAATAGGATCATAGTTACCTTCTGCCATTTGTGAAATTTTACAGGTAGAAGGAATTCCTATAAAGAAATCTTGCATAAAGCCTTCGTCGGTTCCTTGATTAAAGTAAAAGGGAATTGTATGAATTTCTGGGCGATCGTCACGCCATAATTCAATCTCCAACTGTCTATTTAATAGATCCAGTAAGGAGATTGTAAGATTACGTAGGAATATATCCTGAGTATTTGTATTCTTCATATGGTTATTTATTCACCTAGAAAAATACTACAGTGGTGGAGCTGACGGGAGTCGAACCCGTGTCCAATCCGGCTACTTCAATGAATTCATTTACAGGCTTAGTCCATTTTTCTAAACGGACAAAATATAAAGTTTGATGTATGTAGGAACCAAACTTTCAAACAACCCGGTCTCGAAGTTATTTAGTAGAGCTCCGACCTGTTACTCCAACTCTTTCTCCCCCTGTATAGATCGTCCACGATCAGATGCTCAAGGTCAGCCTTGACTATTAAGGGAGCCACCTGGATTTGGCTTTCACTTCTTCTTAAAGTCCCATGAGTGATACGGGAGAGATTAGGCAGCTACTGCTAAATCTGCACCTACGAAAGACATTGCGTCTTCGAAAGTCCAAGTTGACTTATTGTCAGTTATTGTTTGTATAGGTTATTAAAGAGTTTCCAATACTAACTCCGCCTGCATTCAAAGAACTACGACCGCTTGTCAAACGCCAAAACAGCCCCATATTTCTTAGTATAATACTAAAGAATTATCTATTTAGTCTTGAGCGACGTAAAATCTTTTCCAAAGTTCAATTATCCCTAATAAATAATAAAAAAGAATTCGCCAAGATGGCTGAAACACTTTCACCAACATACAAGCTTTTTAAAGGGCTAAGCACAAATGCTACCGAACTATACAGGGAGTCTGTGCAGTTTCTACAACAGAAATTTAAAACGAGCGGCGACATTTTTACGTTAGCTTCCCCGTTTGGTCAGCTTTTAATAGTTTTACATAACTTAACTGAGCTGATTTTATTCTATATCGAAGACTCGATTACTGAACTTAATATTTATGAGGCAAACCGCCCATCTTCAGTCTATTCACTAGCTTCACTATCTGGACACAATCCCAGCCGAGCTCTATCAGCAGTCGGCACGATTCAGGTTAAGCCAAGTTTAAAAGTAGACTTTACTAAAATTCCAGGCAATAGATTAATTTTTACAAAATACATGAATCTTAATTGTGAAAACAATGGATTAAATTATGTAGTGGAAATGCCAGGAGACGAAGCTCGATTAGATATGAAAGGTACGACTGGCTTAAACTTTACAATTAGACAGGGTAGACTTCAGCAACAAACCTTTGGTAGTACTGGAGAAGCCTTTCAAAGTTTACAGTTAGGATATCCAAATAACTTTTTAATTGACCAGTTCCTAGTTAACGTCTATGTTAATGGAGAGCGCTGGGAAAATTACCAATCAATGCTAGATATTCCAAGAAATGGTAACTGCTATGTTTGTAAAACTGGTATTACTAATGGTCTTGATATCTATTTTGGAAATGGTTCATTTGGAAAAATTCCACCAACTGGAGCTGAAATTATTGTTGAATATTTAATAACAGAAGGTGCAGTTGGTAATATTGTTACCGATGCCTTGTCTGAATTAATTTTTACATTTACTGATACTGCACTAAACACAATAGGTGAAGAGGTAACTCTTACTGATATGGTAACAGTAAGCTGTGTAAATTCGCCAAATTTTGGAACAGATCCAGAGTCACTGGCTTTAACTAGACTACTTGCGCCAAAGGCAAGTAAAAACTTTGCACTGGTTAATGTTGATAATTATGAAGTCCTAATGAGAAAACTACAAATGTTTTCTTCAGTTAGGGTTACGCTAGATCCTGATGACAATCGGGTAATTAATATATTCTTAGTACCAGATATTACTAAAATATTTGCACGTGGAGTTGACTACTTTAACCTAATCGAGGATCGATTTAAGTTAACTGCATTCCAAAAAACAGAATTATTAAAATATATTAAAAAATCTGGAACCGAACTTATATCAACCACAGTTAGACTACTAGATCCAATTCCAAAGAAATATGCTTTAAATATTAGCTTGGTTACATTTGCGGATTACGATAAAGATTCAATTAAAGGTCAAATCGTTGAACAAATAGGATCATATTTTGTTAATAACACACGTAAAGATCGTATTCCAAAGAGTGATTTAATTAAACTAGTCGAAGGAATTAGCGGAGTCGATTCAGTTAGTATTCAAATTATCGGTGAAGCCAATGAGGCATCTGCTATTAAAAATGCAAATATGGCAAATCCGCCACTAGACGGACTAGATTCATTTAATGATATTATTATTAAGCCAAATGAGTTTGCAATTATTAGAGGCGGTTTTAAGGATAAAATTGGCAACGTTTATGAATCTGGAATGTCGGATGATAAACTTTGTGCAATTAACATCTTCTTTAGAGATGAAACAAGATTAAACTAACTATGCATAGAGATTCAATTTTTAGAAAATCCATTGAGAGAAAAGAAAATCGCCTATATTTAGGGTTTTCATATAAAGATAAGATTATTGAAAAAACAGTATCTCCTTATATGCTTGGAGTGTCTGCCTTTATGGATAGATTTTTATTAAAACTAGATGCAATAGTTTTTAACAATATTGAAGCGGTCAAAAAAATAAAAATATTTGCTAACCCAGCCCTGGATAAGAACACGACAAAACTAAACTAAACGTCCAGTGATCAGCAAAGAGAAGAAAACACAAATAAAAAACGAACTCGAAAGCTTTTTGAGCTCATATTCTGGAGATACTTCAGAAAATGATATAGTCGACGATCGTTTTAACGAACTTGAACAAAATCCACCAATTGATTTTGAAGAAATGAGTTCAGGCTTCAAGGCTAAAGCTCTTGAGATCACAGATTCCCTATTTAAATTTTATGTAGACTTAGGTTTAATTACTCAACATGATTACCTAAAACAAAAGAAAGACCTCGATAATATGAATATCGAGACTATGTTCTTTCAGCATAAAACTATTAAGATGGCGATTGAAAGAATTATGGAAGAAATAAACCAGGGTGCAGCACATCCGCGTTTATTTGAAGTAATGTCTCAATTACAGGATCGTCTTACTATGGTTACTAAAACTCAAGCCAACTATATGCTTTTCTTAGAGGATACGTACAGGAAAATGCGTAGCGAAGTTGATTCAAGAGGAGACCAAGCAGGTCTTCCAGCCTCTTCAGTAAATGCAATTAAAGCTGGCGAATATTATGTCACAGCTGGAACCAAGAATATTATGAAAGAAATTCAAGGAGAAAAGAGTGATCAAGAGTTTGATAATAGATTAACTAATCCAAACGAAAAAAATTCGCTAATGACTGAGCGCGGATTGGAACATTTAATTCAACGCGATGAAGATGATGAAGATCTAAACTCAACCATTTTTGAAATTATTTAAGTATGAAAGACTTTATAGCATCGGGCGGTCGAACCAGCGTACAGCTATCTAAACTGGATGACACTGAAAATAGTTCAGTGTGGACTACTAAAAAGATCGATCAACTACTAGCCGATTTTGAAAATGGTTTAATTGATATTAAAACTATCAAAAACTCGCCATTTAAAGACAATGACCCTGCTTGGAAAAAACCAAACTTAGTATTTGAATATTCTCCAGAAGAACTTGAAGAGATAAAAAAGTGTAAATCTGACGTTGTCTACTTTGCAAATAAGTATGCTCAGGTTTTAACTGAATATGGAGTTGAGCAAATTATTTTACGTGATTACCAAGAGGAAATTATTAGAGGTTTTGGCGCGAACCGATTTAATATCTTAATGGCAAGTCGGCAGATTGGTAAAACGGTAATGTCTGGCGTTTTTGTTGCATGGTATCTTATTTTTCATACTGATAAAAATGTCCTAGCAGTTGCCAATATTGCGTCAACTACCAAAGAGGTTGTTGATAAAATCAAATCTATTTTTGAAAATCTGCCATTTTTCTTAAAACCTGGCTGTATTTCAAATAACGTTATGTCGATGAAGTTCGATAATGGCTGTAGATTAATTGGTCGTACCACCACTAAAAATACAGGTATTGGTTTTACCATTCACCTACTATACATTGATGAGTTTGCGCATATTTCGCCAGCTTACCTAGATTTCTTTTATCGAGCAATTTACCCTACTATTTCTGCATCAACTACATCCAAGATTATTATTACATCAACGCCAAATGGAATGAACAGATTCTATGAAATCTATATGGATGCACTAAATGGACTAAATACCTATGCTCCGCTTAGAGTTGACTGGTGGCAAGTTCCAGGCAGAGATGACAAGTGGAAAGCTGAAACTATTGCAAACATGGGATCAGAAGAAGATTTTAATCAGGAATATGGATTGCAATTCTTTTCTTCAGATAGATTACTATTATCGTCAAAGGATCTTAAGAAAATATTTAGTATTGCAACCAAATACGAAGAACCTCTTAAAATCAATTGGGACCCAGAAGTACTTGCCTTAATGGAAGGTAATTTTACAGTGCACCCCAATCTAAAGGATTGGGACGAACAGGACTTTAGAAATTCTCCAGATCAATATGTATTTTCAGTCGATACTGCAGATGGAACAGGCAAAGACTTTTCAGTTATTAATATTTTTAAAGCAGTAGCCCTTCCAATAAAAACGCTAGAGCCAATTAAAAATCTAATTAAATCTGAATTAGACTGTATTTCTCTTGTACAGGTTGCAACTTGGCGAAGTAACAGACAAACCATTAATGAATATGCTCAAGTATTAGAATATTTAGTTTACCGACTATTTAATTTTGAAAATCTTAAAGTCTTAATAGAATTAAACCATAAGGGTGACTTTATTTTAGATAAGATCTCAAGTAATGAACAATATTGGCCTGGTCAGTTAATCCACTCTAAACATACTGAAGCAACTAAACTACTTAAACCAGGTCTTAAATTAAGTGTTACTAATAAAATTAAATTCTGCGAAAGATTTAAGTATCACGTTAACGTAAATAAGATTTTACCAAACGAAAGTAAAACCGTAATGGAACTTGGTTCATTTGGTAGATCAACAAATGGTACATACCGAAGCCAAAGTGGTAATGACGACTTAGCAATGACTTGCGTCAACTCGGCGGCGTTTTTTGACTCTCCAAGCTTTTTAGAGTTAGGCACAGAGGTTTGGGATAGAACTAGTGAAGAATATAAAAAGGCCGTAACTGAAACAATTTTAAATTCAATTCAGGGAGACGGCTCATCCAAGATTACATCAGATTTAGTAGGTTATCTAAACGATACGCCACAAATGAAAAAACCAGGACAAAGACAAGTGTTCGATGCAAATTACTTAGATTCATATAAGCAGACTTTGTCTGGATTTTATGGAGATCAAAAAAACTAGTGAAGAATGATTAATTTTGACTTAACTCGAGATAGAGATGTTATTTTTAGAAGAACTGTCTCAGCAATTCAACTAGCAATAGAGAAGAATACTGATGTTGCTGAATTGCCAAATGTTAAAGTTGCCGAATCCGAAATTGATGCATTTGTGTTAAGAGATGGATGGGAAGATGCAATTGAAAAAGCAAAAAAACACTTCGAAGAACTCGAAGATTATGAAATGTGTCATACTTGTATGTCACTAATTGAGCAAATTAAAAATAACATTAACTAATGCAAAGATCCACAAAAAGAAGAGGTACTGCTGCACAGTCGATTCCAGACTTGCTAAAACAGGTTTCATTAAAGCCTTCACAAAAGGACTATCTTGATACTATTCTAAATAATGATATAACTTTATGTTATGGACCAGCTGGAACAAGTAAAACGTTTGTAGCATGTTATGCTTCTATGAAATTACACACAGAAGACAAAATACAGAGAATAATTTTATCCAAACCAATTCAGGAATCTGGAGAAAAGCTTGGATTTTTGCCAGGAGATATTAAAGAGAAAATCGATCCATTTATGGAAAGTTATCGAACTAACTTTGAAAAAATTATTGGCTGGGATAACTTAGTTAAATTAGAAGGTGATGGTCTTATTGAATTTAGACCAATGGCATATATGCGAGGAGCAACATTTGACAATTGTCTAATGGTATTAGATGAAGCACAAAATGCAGATTTTAGACAGTTAATGCTGTTTATTACCAGAATGGGAAAAAATTCAAAGGTATTAATTTGCGGAGATGTAAGTCAATATGACATATCAAGAGACAAAGTGGCACTTCCTAAATTTATTGAAATGATGAAGGGTATTAAAGGAATGGGAATTCACACATTTGGAGACTCAGATATCGTTCGTAATAAAATTTTAATAGAAATTACGGAAAGATATGAGAAATGGAAGACCACAAATAAAATTAATTGGTAAATTAACCTAGTACACAATAACACTATCTAGAAAAACACTTTTATGGCAATAAACAAAAAGCTAACGGGTTACGAAGATTTAAATCGTCGACTTAACGATGAAATGCAACAGTTAGCTGAGGCAATTTTAGCAAAAACTTTCTCCGAAAGGGACCGGAACCGATTGGTTCGTATTATGGAACCGAAACTTAAATACTTTATTTGGAAGTTCTTTAAAGATAAGGACGAAACTGAAGAGGCTCTACACAATACGTTCTTTAAGATCTTTAAGTCGCTTGATAGTTATAATCCAAAATACAGATTTACTACTTGGATCTATACTATTGCTCGAAATGAATCACTATTACATTTGCATAAACTTAAACAGCACATGACTACTGATATTGATTTAATTGGAAATTCTCTATTTTTAGTTGATGATAGTCGAGATAATTTAGAAAAGGAGTATTCTTTGGAAAATTTATACACCGCAACTATGCTTGCAATTGAAGAAATGCCAGAGTCTTTGGAAAAATCTATCCTAATTGATAAGGAACTAAATAAAATGAAAGGCGCTGATATCGCAAACAAATACGATATGAACCTTAATACAGTTAAAACTAAAATACGAAAAGCTCGTAAAATACTAAAAGACTCGGTTTTGGAAACTAATCCGGAACTAGTCGAAAAAATAAAGGATCTTTTTTAATGAAATACGTAAATCCAATAGTCTTTATTAAGAAACTAGTTGCGCTAATAAAAGAATTAGCCCTATTTAGAAAATATCTTGGGATAATTGCCGAATTAGAAGCAGCCGGCGACCTTCAAAAGCTTAACTTAAGACGAACTAGCTTTGGTCGACTATACTATGTTAAAAATCTTCAACCCGAGGTCTTATTGAATACGGATGATCTGCTTGGATTTGAAATAAACCAGGTTAAAGAATCGCTTGCCGACTATAATGACCCAATTACAAAATTGGGAATTATAGATTTTGTTAAAACTGGCTTTAGGCGAATTAAAACACCAGAGGTCTATGCATATTTAGTATGGATGGATTTTGAGTTTAAGGAAATTAATCTTGAAAGATTTTTTTATGTAATAGCGTATCCGCTAATTGCCGCATTTATAATTATGCAGTTTGTACTGCCAGCAGGTAGTCTAGTGGATTGGGCATATGTTTGGAACATGTTAAATGCCAAATAAATAACAGTATCAAATAATATTAAATTATGAACAAAGTAGAACAATTTTTACAGAAACACGGATTAAAGGTAGTAATATTTTTATTAATTTTAACCTACATGAAATCTTGCGGTGTAGATCGCGAGGTTGTTAAAATAAAGAAACAATTAACAACTCTAGATTCGATAGCAACAAAAAAGGACCTTGAAATAGAGGGTCTTAAAGCAGAAAAACGAATGATTCAAGCAACCGATCGTAAAATGCTAGATGTTCAGCGTCAATCTGAAATTGATGTTGAATTAAAAAAACTTGGAGAACAATAATGAAATCTAGAGCAGCCCATTACTTTATAATTGGTTCTTTTGTTACGCTATACCTCCTAGTATCAATTATTTCAACAATCCACGTAGTAGACTTTTTTAAATTGTCTAATCCAACGTGGCTAGCCATTTCTCTAGCAATTGGATTTGAAGTCGGAGCAGCAGCTTCCCTAGCATCTATTATTGTTTTAGATAAAATGAATAAGGGTATTGTTTGGGGACTTTTTATACTTTTAACTGCTATGCAGGCAATGGGAAATACCTATTATGCATTTTCACACCTAGAAAATTTTACAGGTTGGGTTGAACTGTTTGGCCTTCAAGAAGAGGACCTAATTTATCAAAAGCGTATCCTTGCGATTATTTCAGGCGCAGTTTTACCAATTGTCGCGTTAGGTTTTATTAAATCTCTAGTTGACTATATTAAACCAGAAGAGCCTAAGGCTGAACCAGAAATTTTGGCAGAAGAACCTAAAATATCAGATTTACCTGAATCTGCCATTCCTCAAGTTAGTGATGATTTTCAAATTGGAAACAGCGGTGCATACGAACACACAGATGAACCTAAAATAGAATCACCGAAACCAATTAAAACGCCTAAGGTTAAAAAGGAGACTCAGCCAGAATCAGTGAAATCTACTGGACCAATTGAAGTTGACTTAACTAAACCTAGGCATATTGATTTACTGGAAATTCCAGATAGAGATACCCGAAGACTCTCCGCAGATGAAAGACTCTCTAGAGGAATTACCCAATAATTTGGAGGTAAATAATAAAAAGAACGTCTGCTAATGTCTTACATTAAATTTAAAGGTGATCCAAGCTATAAGCGAGTTAACGCTGGCATGGCTAGGTTATGCGATCCAGTGCCTGTCAAAAAGTCACTTAGGCTTATTGATAACTGCTTTTCAATAGTAGACAAAAATGTTAGCCAAGTTGATTTATGTGATTTCGGCAAATTAGCTTATCCAACCGATTCTTATGCTAAACAAGAGTTGGAAATTTGTCAAGGCGAAACAGCAACAATATTTACAAACGGTTTATTTGGAGGAACAACCTCAACCGCTGCTACTACACTTAATAGTGCAGCAGTAACCCTAGCCGCAGCCAATCCACTAATTAAAGTTGGTACTAAAGTTTCAGGAAGCGGTATTTTAGCAGGAACAACGGTTTTAGCAATTGCTGGAACAGCCTTAACTTTATCTGCACAAGCGACTGCAACCGCAGCTGCTTCTGTATTAACTTTTACTGAAGTATTAAATCTAAATAAAGCTTATGTAAAGGGTATTATTGTATATGTAAACTATCCTACCCTTGATGAAGATGGCGCAGAAATTTCTCCAGATCAATACCACTTAACCTGTGGAATATCTTCAGTTCTTGCAAATGGCGGAACAAGCTCATCTAACTTTAGTGTTGGACCTGCTTATATGTACTTTGCACCAGAAGATACAGCGGATCCTACTAAAATTTTAAATAGCTTAACGCTGGCTAACCCAAGCTCAGCATTTAGTGTTAATGTTAGTGTTTTATTAATTAAAACAAAAACTGACGCTGACCCAAATAATTGTGATTGTTAATGAGACCAGTAATGTCATTTGGACAAAAGAATAGCTTTATAAGCAGTATTCCATTTCAAGGCCGTGGCGACTATGGCTTTTCTGCATCGACCTCGTCATTTAGTCCTGGAATTACAATTAAGCTTTTACCACTAGCGGACTTATCGATTCCACAGGAAGTTGAAACTTCTGAATTTGATGCACTTGTACAGGAACTTAATGATCAATTTAGACCAGGTAAAAGACTAAGCGGAGTTGAAGTAAATTCTCAACACCAAAAAGGCGGTTCAGCTAAAGTATTTGGTCGTTTCATGGGATTTGAACTAGACAGAAAACACCAGGTAATTAGAGCTTTTATTAGAGACTCTCAATCTAATAAAAAGGTTGAAGTATACGCATCTTCCCTTATGACAGTTAACGAAGGTTCATCTAGTCATACAAAAACCTTTATTCAGTTTTTAATACAAGACTAGAAAAGGTCTGTATTAATACAATGCAAGAAATCGATCCAAATGCGGCTCAAGAATATCTAGACCAACTAGATAAAAAGTCAGGCGTAAATACTGGCAAAGCTGCAACTAAAGAAAAATCTAAAACAAAGGCGAAACTTTCTCAACCTAACGAACTTGGGTTAAAGAATATTCCACTTGAAAATCTTCCAAGTAAAGGCAAATTTTACGTAGACGGTTTTAGTCTAGCTATTAAATCAGCAACTGTTGCTGAAATTAGACACTGGTCAACCATCGATGAAACTGATATGTTATCAATCGATGATCAATTAAACTATATCTTAGAACGCTGTTCTGAGGTTAGAATAGATGATGAAATTGTTTCATGGAAAGAAATCTTAGAAATTGACAGATTCTTTATTATCTTCAAAATACAAGAATTAACTTTTCCAAATGGTGAAAACCACCTGCCACACCGATTTGAGTGTAACTGTAGCGAGACTAAATATTCTGAAAGGCTTCCAATTGAAAGTTCAATGCTTAGAATATTTGATTTTCCAGATGAATTAACACAGTTTTATTCAAGCGAAGATAGAGCCTATTCAGTTAAATCTGAAAAAATGAATGCAGAATTTAATATCTATATGCCAACTCTAGGTACTATGAATAGACTTAGAGAAATCATAATTGAATTAACTGCGACTGGCCAAGAAATAGACAAAGCCTTTATAAAGATTGTACCTTATCTAGTTGGAAATTGGGAATCTTTAGATATTTCAGCATATTCTGCTCTAAATCATGAAAGTTTAACCTGGAATATTCCGAAATTTACCTTTATTTCAAAATTTGCGGATGAAATACAAAAGGCCAAAAGACAGTTGCTTAAAGCAGACTGCCCTCTGTGTGGATCTAAAATAGACTCACGAATTTTTTTGGACTCCAGCTTCACTGTTAAAGATCTTTTCCTTATTTCAACTGGATTTAGTGAACTTGTTTGAAACTAACAAGTTCTTAGCCGTGAAGCTGAATCAATCGCTAGATGTATTGTACAGCCTACCATTTTATGAATATTCAATCTACTTAACTATCACAAATAAACAGATTTCTGATAACAATGCTCGAATTGAATCTGAGCTAGACGCTGGTCTTCCAAATTTACCAGGAAAGTTGGCGTAATCAATTTTCGAAAAAATTTCAATAAATAACAAAAAGAAGTATAGATGGAACTTTTTATTGATCTTGCTAAGATTGCCGAGGGTCAGCCAGAACCTATTCTGCCTGGGATAAATTTAAATCTATCTGGACTCGTTAATTTTAACAAGCCAGAAGAGTCACCTAATGTTGCGCAAGGTCAGTTAAAAACTGAAACTGAACTAACTATACCTAATTTTAATCCGCTAGAGTATTTTGCTCAAATCCAAGCTGAATTTGCTAAAATTAAATCGGCGCAGGAGTCAGTTTCTATTAAAGATGATGTTAAAACCTTTCAGGCAGTTCAGCAAAATTCAAATACTGCATTGGATCCAATGGCAGCCTATTTGGAGCAAAGATTTAATAAAATCGAAACTATTACCAGCGATAAAGAAGAGATTCGACAATTAATTCAGGGTCAATCTGATAACAGATTGTCTGATATTCAATCTATTGTAAATACTCAACTTACCCAAACTGCTGAACTTGAAAAAGAAAGTTCAATAAGTTCAATCTCAAATACAATAGGCGCGCTGGTTACAGAGTTAACTGAAAAACCTAAACTGACTCAGCCTGAAAATATTGCTGCAGTTACATCAACTAACTTAATAAATTCACAGGAGACCAGATTTGACCAAACTTCGCAGAATGTTTCAAATCTATCTGAAACTATTTCTAACTTTGCAACAAATATACTTAATGGCGGAGTAGGCGGAGCCACCTCAGCCCCAGGTGAAGTTAGTAAAAATATGACATTTAGCGAACCAAATAAAAGTGCTCTTCAAATTACAAAGGCTATTGTTAAACCCGATTTTGGAGCTGCCTCATTATCTGCACTTAAACAAATGGCAGAAAATACCCAAACTTTAACTAATTCATCAAACTTTGTAACAAGCGAAAATTCTCAGTATAATACTAATACAGTTAATCAAGGTCAAGCTCAACCTAATATGGAAATGCCGGCAGCTGAGGGCGGCGGAAATACTGTGGTTATGCCAGGCGGACAGTCAGATAATTCAGCAGTATATCTTATGCAAATGCTAAACTTAATGAAGTCAGGACAACTTAGAGTTAAATTATAATAATATGGAAATACCAACAAATATCAAAATTGAAGCAAAGGGTATCGTCCTTGAATATTCTCAAATATTTGAAGAATTAGAAAGGCTTGAAATGATGGCTTCTAACCTAGAATTACAAAAAGATTTACTATTGAGCAGACTAGAGTCGCTAAGAGATCGCGAACACATGCTAATAGATAATATAGGAGAAGTCGATAAAAAAATTACGTTAAACGAACTTTTATCGTAAGTCCATAAAAATTAGTATAGAGCAAAAATGCAATCTAGATTTATTAAGTTAACGGAATATTGTTTGCTAGAGTATCAATACGAGTCTCTATCACCATCTAATCCAATCATAATAACTTCACCATTTTATACATTAAAGAATGGTGATAACGAAATATTCATGTATAATCCAGATTCTGCACTATATGAAACTGGAAACATTAAAGACTTAACTGTCATTCCTCAGGCAACTAATGGAGGCCGCTTTGTATATCTTGATTCAGAAAACAGTCCAAACTATACTGAATACGATACAGCGTTAACCGAAACTGTTGTTCCAGGTGGATCAATTATAGCAGATAGAGTTAGATTTTATATTGCAACCGGCTTTCAATTCACAGAGTTTACCAATATGGTCCTATCAGTTAGACAGGACATGAACAATGGTAATTCACTGATTTTAGCAAATATTTTATTAAATGCAACAACCCTCGGTGATGTTCTTCTCTATACGACAAGGCCGCTTATTATTGGAAATACCCTATACGATCGATATATTGATATAATTGTCCCATCTATAAAAAATATGGATGAGGCTTTCTATACTTCGCCAAACCAGGCAAATACCTTTGCTTACCAAATTACAAATGGTGTAGGTTTAGTTAAAGATAATCCAATTACTGTAAATTTATTTGAGTGTGCATTTGGGCCGGACCTAAAGACTGAGGATGAGATTTATACTACAATTGATATTACACAAGCATACAATGCACAAATTTCACAAGGAAACGACTTTGATCTAGTTGGAGCAAAAGTTAGAGAAGCTATAGACGGCGACTATTTAGAATTTTTTGCAACTTGGGATCAGGGTTTTCCAGAAGAGTTTATTGGGATTCTTGAAAAAAGAACTGGTCAAGACTGGATAATTTTTCACCAATTAACCATCTTTGAACAAATCGGATCTGCCTTTGTTAAAAGCGGCGATGCCACGTTTTTTCAAGAAACTAACTTTGATGAGCCTTTAATATTTAGACCAATTCTTAAGAATGCAAATGAAGCTGTGACAATGGTCGTAGACTATTCAGTTAGACTTGTAAATAGAGTAACTAACGAACAAATTATCAGAACCGCATCCCTAACTGTAGTTAATCCAAACAAATACGGAAAATCTCTACTTAAATTGGATCTTGCAGATAAACCAAACTCATATAAAATATCAAATGTGATTGTTAAAAAATTAACAGATTCAGTTCAAGTCTTTAATGATCCATCAATGGTTAAGCCAGCTGCAATTCAACAACCGACTGTCGCCGCAGTTCAACCTACTGCAATAACAAACACAGTTACTCAATATGTGCCAGTTTTCTATGTTAGAAATTCAATTGCAATATCTCAAAAAAATCACCTAGTAAGATCTGGCAAAGTATCAAATCTTTCATACGGTCAAGGTTTACTATCAATTGCAGTAACGCCGTTCGATAACACATTTATGTTTCAGGTAAAAACTGAATCGACTACTAATCAAGGCGCGGTTAGATTAAACAATATGGATTTAACTCAATTTAGTAGATTTGAACTAGTATTTGGCTCAACTGCATCGAAGGTAACGGTTGCCAATGTTACTGACCCTGCTCAAGCAAATATTGATCTTGGTGAAATATTATTTAAGGTAGATTCTGCAATCACGGCTAAAATTCAAAACCTAGATGATGCTAAATTCTATATAGTTACCGTAGGTAAAGACGGCAGCCGTTCTGCCCTATATACTGGAAAGTGGTATAAATCAGATGAGATTTCAACAGCAGACACAGAAAATGCTCAGCAACTAAGTAAAGCCAGAGCTGAATCAGATTTGACAGATACTGTAGAATCGCTAAAGGTTAGAATAACTGAGCTTGAGTCAGAAAATGCCAAACTTAAAACATCTTCAGTTAAAGACATAGTATCGCAGCCAGCTGGTAATGTTGAAGATATTCCAAGAACAAATACTAATCCAATTAGACTACAAAAGCCAGTCAAATATAAGCCTAAGCTGAAGTTGGACGGCGGCGAGCAATATGGTGAACAATTTCAATAGTTTTAATTTGGTGTATTCGTATTAAACTACACAGATAAATAATAAAAAATAGATCGTCGAATAATGAACGACTTAACAAAAAACTTAATCAAAGAATTAAAAACAGCTACCGCTGTATCTGAGAGCAGAATGCTACAGATGTTCGTCGCTGGCATTGAAGCCAACGTTACTGCTTCTGGAAACATCGAGCAGGCACTAGCCGATCTAGCTGAAGTTAGTGAAAAATTACAAAATAGTGAGCTTGATGCAATCGTTAAGAAATTTAACGAATTGTCAAACACACCGGCCAAAAAGTTAAAAATGATTGAAAATGGTGCAGCAATTCTTCCTAAGATTGCTCAAATCAAAGAATCTGCCGCATACGCCGATCCTATCCTTAAGACCATTATTTCTGGTATTGAGAAATATGCTTCTGTAAATTCAGAGCCAATTGTAATAGAATCAGTTATTGCAAAGCTTTCTCCGTTTTCATTTGATTCAACCGTTAAAGCTGTAGTTGCAGACTTAACTAAATATGTTGCCGAAAATAGAGCAACTCTTGCAATCTTTAATACTATTGCAGATTTAAAGAAAGCTCCAAATGCATACTATGCTAAAGTTTCTGAAAAATTAGAAACCGCTATACTTGAAGGTAGAACTTCAGTTGATGCCTTAACTATGATTCTTGCTGAAGCTACTGCACAGCCAGTTATTAAAAACTTATTAAATAGACTTGCTCAATTTGAATCTTCTCAAAATGGAGGATTTAGTTTAGGTTCAGGTAATGGTTCTACTAAAATTAATCCAGTAATTGGAATTTATACTAAAACTGCTAAGGGAGTTAGAGTGTTAATTGAAAACCATATTATTGATATGAATGATGAAGAAGAAGCTGAAATGGTTCCATTCGCATCAATTCCTCAAGAAGATGAATTTGCTCAAACTGCAAAAGCTTACACAGAATTAGGTTTTAAACCAACTGAACATGGAGTTGAAGCTAAAGGTAAAGCAAATACTATTGCATTTAAAGTTTCTCCAGAAGGCGAAGTTTCATTTGAAATCAATGGTAATATCGCAGAAGACTTAAATAGCTCAGAAATTTATAAAACTCTAGTTGTTGAAACAATTGCGTTTAAGCAAAATGTTGCAAAGATTTTAGAAAATGCAAATATGGTTGCTCAATTTGAATTCGTTCAAAGATTTGTTACTGAAGGTGCACAAAGCTATGCAATCAATACTGAAAAATCTGGTATCTTTGTTTTAGACAGACAGGGTCTTAGAAAATACGATACGCTAGGTTTCCACAAATATGTTGCTGAAACTTTTAACTATGACGTAAGCGATCTTTTTGCAATCCAACTTTCTGAAAGACAAGAATTTATTAAAAGTGTTAATGAAAGAAAATTAGTAATTAAATCTGATATTGCTAAATTAGAAGAGTCTATTGAACAATTAGATTCAGTAATTGCTGAAGCTGACGAAGAAACTCAAGATCAACTTGAAACTCTTAAGCATACAATTAACTCAAGTATAGTAGGTCTTAAAGACGAATATCTTACACTAGATGATAGTTTAGAGACTGACCCAATTCTTGGTGCAAACGGATCTAAATACACGGTAGGTCAAGCAGTAATGTATAATGGCGAACCAGTTGAAATTAGCGGAGTTACACCTGCTGGCTTATACCAATTAAGCAATGGCAAAACAGTTAAAGAAGACGAGATTATGCCAGAAGCTGAAACTATGTAATTTTTAGAATACTTAAATATTTTTTTAAAGCCTGAGGTAACTCGGGCTTTTTTATTAGTATAATATTCTAAACATACTTAAAGTAGTAACATGGCAAAACAGAAAACAGCAGATGTATTGATTAGTTTAGAAGAAGCTAGAGAACGCGGACTCTTAATCCATACTAAAAAAGACACACCCTATTTCAATTACAGTTTATTCGTAAGATCAGAAGATGAAGTTAAATACAATATTAATCAAAACATCAGTAAAACTGCTACAGGCGGGGAATACTTTAGTCCACTATTTAGAACCGATTGGAATACTAATGGTCATCAATTTCAACTAGAAAATTTAGATCAGGAAGACGTTTGGTTAGATGCAGGCGGTCATATCGGCATTTTTGCAACTAGACTCTTAACACAGTTTCCTCGTATCAAGAAGGTTTTGTCATATGAGCCTTTCCATAATAATATTGAGTTTGCTGAACTTAATCTTGGAGAAAACGGCGTAGCCGATCGATGCGAAATGATTGAAGCTGCACTTGTATCAGATGATGATACAAAAAATGTAGATTTCTTTTTAGCATGGGATTCAGGCAAACACTCACTGCTTCCAGTTAGAGGCCGTACTCAAGTAACAGTTCCAGCTAAAAACTTTAAAGATGCTCTTAAAGAGGCAACTTGCCTAAAAATGGATGTTGAAGGCTTAGAATATGACTTGATTAAATCTGTAGAGGATTGGTCAAATATCAGAATCGCAATTATTGAATACCACTTCCACTATCGTAACTTATCTAAAGGCCGAGTTGAAAAATTTAATGAAATCTTAGATATTTTTAAAGCCAACTTTGATGACATTTATGTATGTCCAAATGTTGAAAACACTAAAACCTGGATTACTCACTTTGCTGCAGTAAAGAGAGGCTAATCTAAATTAACTTTTTATTAAAGCCGAGTATAATACTCGGCTTTTTTTGTAATCTTATGATGAAACTATTGTATAATAAAGATATGAACACGCCAGCTGCACTATATGCATATTTTGGATATCTTGGAGATTTTTCAACTGATATACCAGGACATACTTTTTACCAAATTGGTTTAATAGATCAATTGTGTAATCATCACCATATTGATAAGGTAGATTTTTATTCATACTTATCACACGATCAAGTTGGCGCAACGCAAAAGTCTCCAATTTGGCCAACCAGCCCAGTTACTCCAGTATTTGAAAGGTTTACTAAAGAAAGAATCAGATCCTATAATTTAGGATTTGCTAAAGTTGCTGAAAATATTGAAAAGGGCAGATACGATAAAATTTTCCTAAAAGCCAGATTTAGAAATCTTTCAACCTTAACTAAACAGTTAACTGATGCACGGCAGTTTGAACTTCTTATTAAAGCAGCAATTCAAACAGGCCAAGCCAATAAAGTTGTAATATTAGATACAGATCTTTCGCTTGATCCAGAATTTGTTGATTTTTGTAAATCTCAGGGAATAACATTTGAAATTCCATCAATTGACTATCCAAATGTATCAAAGGATTTTATTAAAGCCTGTGAAAAGGTATGGTTAGACGAAACTGACAGATTTGAAAGAAATGACAAAGTATTTTATTATGGAAATATTTCATTTGGTAATTATAAAGTAGGTCATGCTAAAAATCCAATTGTAGTTGATGCAATAAAGACGTCTGCTGATTTTAAATCATTTACTGGTAAAAAATACGATGTTACAATTGCTGGTAAACTTGATCCGGCCCTAACTAGTGATTTTCAAGAAAAGAATATTAAATTAATAAAGAGAACTGACCGATCTGATATTTGGAATGAATATGCAGGTTCAGCAATAAGTCTAAATATCTCAAAGGATCTATATTTAGAGCGAGGATTTTATCCAGCCAGGGTATACGAAAGCCTTATTTTTGGTGCAATACCAGTATCTTATATGGACTATCGTATCCATGAAGCTCTTGGATTTACAGATTTACATAAGTTAGAAGAAATTTTAGCATTTTTTAAAGATTCTAGCCCGTCTGATCGAGCTGCCATCTATTCTAAATGTATTTCAAACCTGTTTCCATGTAGATAAATAAAGAAAAATGGCCTTACTACTACATGGCATCAAAATATATTTTAAGTAGAGATCAATTTGTAATTAACGAATCTGATAACTCTAATCCACTATTTGACTTCTTAAATGAAGTTGGTCCAGACCTAATGCAAATGCTGGACACAATTAAACCAGTCTTGCCTGAATCAGTATCAGATGAATTTATTGAAAATTCGCAAAGATACGATGCTGCTCTTAGCCAGTCTGGATTTTCTGAAAATTCTAAATTAGAGCATATTTTATATGCAATGGGAACGACTGGTGTTACCCTATTTACAGAATCTAATTTTAACCTTGATTCAGTAATTGAACATTACTATTCAGTTAACGAGGACTTTTTTGATACACTTAGATCAATTTGGA